GGTCAGCATCCAAGTTGCCTCGTGGGCGCTCACCCACGACGCCGCAAGGGAACTCGCCGACGACGTCCGGCTTGCGCTGGACGGCCGAACTGGCACGCTTGCCGGGGTTACAATTGAAGATATGAGGCTCGTGTCCGAGACGGACGACTTCCTCGACCCCACCACCGTCGGTTCGCAGATGCCTCCGGCCTACGAGGTCCGGCAACTGTGGCAGGCGAGGTGGCAGGAGTCGCAGTCTTAGGCCACTGAAAAAGACAACCAAGCGCAAGGAGGCGCGGCAATGGCTGGCATTTCGGCACAGGGACTGACGTTTTCGTTCGGCGGCACGACGCTGACGATCACCAGCGTGCAGGTCAATGACACGCAAGACCTCATCGACGGCAGCCACCTCGGCATCGGCCCGAACCAGCGGCGTGAGTACGTCGGCGGCTTCGCCACCGACCGCGAGGTCACCGTCGACTACATCTCGACGAACATCCTCACCGCCGGTGCGTCCGGTGCCCTGTCGATCACCGGCCCGATCAACTTCAGCGGCAACGCGACCTGTGCGTCCGCGTCGATCGGCGGGTCTGTCGGCGCCCTCGTCTCTGGGAGTGCGACGTTCCGCGTCGCGTAAGCGATGGCGGGTCGTTCGTCCCAAGGCACGACGTTCACGTTCGCAGCCGTCACGTTCGCAGCCACGAGCGTGCGATACGTCGGCGGCTCCGAGCGTGCGACGGTCTCCGCCCCGCACATGGGCATGGGCCGCGACGACTTCGAGCCGACGTACATCACGCACCGCACATCGGACGAGCGGCCGAACGTCGAGTTGGAGTTCATCTCCGGCACGCCGCCGGCCATTGGGGCGACCGGGGCGATCTCGATCGCCGGAGCGTTCTCGTTCACGGGCGCCGTCGCGACGTGCGTGTCGGTGCAGGTCACAGCGTCCGCTGGTGACTTGGTGCGAGGGAGCGCCTCCTTCCGCGTGCAGGTCTGACCGTGCCGATCGGCGTGCCCTACAACGCGACCTTCACCTTCAACGGCATCGCCGCGACGGTGACCAGCGTGCAGGTGGAGACGCCCGTCGCCGAGATCGTGGACATGACCGGCGTCGGCGACGCGACGGGGTACACGGTGCAGGTCGCGACCGGAGCGATCACCGGCGGCGCGGTGACGGTGGACTTCCTCTACGCCGGCGGCACCGACCCGCAGACGCTGATCGGAACCAACGGCATCCTCGCGTTCACCAGTTCCGCCTACTCGGTCAGCCGGCGGGCGATCCTTGAGAGCGCGAGCGTCACAGCACAGACGGCCGACGTGGTTCGCGGCCAGTTGAAGTTTCGTATGACCGATTCCACGGTGTAGGAGGTTATCCGTGATCCTGTCGAAGAAGGCGATCCTCGAAGCGAAGGACATCAAGACCAAGGAGGTCGAGGTCGCCGAGTGGGGTGGCAGCGTCTGCGTCCGCGTCATCAGCGGTGCCGATCGCGACGTGTTCGAGCAGGCGTTCGCCGACAAGAAGATGGAGTCGTTCCGCACGAGGTTCCTCGTGCTGACGATCTGCAACTCCGACGGCGACCGCCTCTTTACGAACGACGAGGTGGAGGCTCTCAACAAGAAGTCGAGCGCGGTGATCAACCGCCTGTTCGACGTCGCGTGGGAGTTCAACGCCTTCACGCCGGCCGCCGTGGAGGCGCTGGGAAACGATTCGCCGAGCGCCCAGAACGCCTCTTCTACTTGAGGCTGGCTCTGGCGCTCGGCCGCAGCGTCAAGGAACTCCTGAACACCGTCGACAGCGAGGAACTATCCGAGTGGGCTGCGTTTGACCAGATATACCCGCTCCCGAATCCGTGGCTTCAGACGGCACGCATCTGCCGGACGATCATGGCCGCGAGCGGGAACTACAAGCGCATCCCTGACGAGGACGTGTTCATCCCGGCAGCAAGGAAGAAGCCGCAGTCCAACGAGCAGATGATCGCGGAGTTGTCCAAGTTGTTCGGCCCGCCGCAAGGATCGTGAGATGGCGAACTACATCGGCAAGATCGCCGCAGTAGGCACGATCAACATGGCGCAGTTCAGCCGTGGGCTGGACAACAGCGCCAAAGACGTCGAGCGCTTCGCCAAGCGGATCAGTTCGACGCTCTCTTCGGCCAACTCGGCAGCAGCCCGGTCGTTCGACCAGATTTTCACGCCGATCCAGCGACTGGAGCGCGCGATTCAGGCGAGGTCGCGAGACCGCCTGAACATCGACACTGGCGGCGCGGAGGCGAGGATTCGCGCTCTCGTCGGCGCCGCCGAGGACATCGCAAGGCCGCTCGGATCAAGCGCCAAGGCGTTCTCGGGCCTGTCGGCAACGATACAGAACGAGTTCGTCGGCTCGTTGGTGCGCGCTCAAAACGCGGCAACGACGGCCCAGAACAACATCACACGCGGCGCGATCAAGAACGCCCAAGACTACGAGCGGTACAAGCGAGTCGTCGACGAGACGGTGATTTCGATCCGCCGCCTTTCCGAGGCCGGGGCCGCCGTCTCCGGTCTTGCGAGCGGTCAAGAGTTGCGGTTTCAGCAGGCCGGCCTGCAAGCCGAACTTCAGCGTGCCGCGGCGATTCAGGGTCAGGCAGGCTCTCTACCGGCGAGCGCACGAAACAGTTACGGCAATGAGATCGCCAGAATCGTCGCGCTTCAGCAGCGCGAGGCAGAAGATGCCGCGAGGCTGCTCGCGATTCTGGAGAACATCCGCAACACAAGAAGCGAGGACTACGCTGCGATCGCACGGGCGCAGGGCGCTCTGGACGGTCAGGTACAGCGACTTGGAGAAGTCAACGCCCAACTTGAGCGACAGACGCGACTGGCTGCCGAGTTGCAGGCGCTCACGGCAGCCGGCCCTCGTGGAAACGAACTGATTTTCACGAACCCAGACGTCGCGAGGGAGTTGCGGTCATCTGCCGCCCTGCGACAGGCGGCATCCGAGGCGGCCGACCCGTCACGATTCTCTGGGCTGCTTTCCCAACTCAATCAAGCGGAAGACCTAGTCGCCCAGTACCAGTTGGAGGTGCAGCAGCGGCCGGAACTCGGCCTGAATGCCGACGACGCGATCCGTCGGCTTGAGCAGGCAAGGGAGACTGCTAGGCGTGTTCGTGAGGAGATTCAGGCCGGCATTGACTCGCAGAATAGAGAGCGCGAGATCGCGGCAAACATCGGCGCGTCTACTCCGCTCAGGTCTGACAGAGACCCAACTGGCCGCACGATTCAACAGCGAATCAGAGACATCGCAGCAGAGCGAGAGCAACGGGCCGCAGCGGAGGAGGCCATCGCCGACCGCCGGCGCCGTGTTGAGGTCGCCTCTACGTTCCTCCCACCAGTCATCGAACCGCCGCCGCCAGATCGAACGAACCTCAATCCAAACCGCTTCCGCAACAACATCGTCGCAAACCTCGGCGGTGAGATCAATGTCGTTCGTCGTCGTCTTCAGGAACTGCCAGATATCGGGTCTCTGCTCGGCCCCGGCGTCGATAACCTGACGAATCGTTTCCGGCTTCTGGCAAGACAGGGTGTGGCGTTCACGGCCGAGCAGGCACGCGAACTCCAGCGGCAGATCGCCGCCGTTACCGCCGCTCTTAACACACGCGCGAGCCTCGGCCAGCAATTCCTCGGCCAGTTCGGCGGAGAAGGAATCGCGGGACTTGGCCTCGGAGTTGATCAGCAGTCTCTCCGTGCGGCTGGGGGGCAGATCGAGTTTGTGCAGCAAAGGCTTTCCCGGCTCGCGGCCGAGGCCCGCGGGCCAACATTGCAGGCTTTGCAGAATTTCAGGGAGGTTGCCCAGAGACTGTTCGACGCCGGGACAATCGATACCGAAAGTGGTCGCGCCGAACTGGCCGCGTTGAGGCGAGAGTTGGCGGCAACCCTATCGGCCGCCGGAGGCGGTTCTCAGGGGAGAATACTCAGCGACCTCAACAGGTCCGGCGACATTGCCAGAGGCGGCATTGACAGATTTAGCCTCGGCCTCCAGCAGGCCGCGTTCGCCGTCGATGACTTCTTTAGCGTCACGGGAGGGTTCGAGCAGAGGATTCGTGCGATCGGAAACAACCTGACGCAACTCGGCTTTCTAGTTGGCGGTACAACCGGGCTTTTCGTTGCTCTCGGAGTTTCTGTTGGCGCTCAGGCAATCGCCGGGATAGTCAGATTCATCAACAACGGGCAAGCGGCGGAAGACCAGACTAAGGCGCTCAACGACGCTTTGGAGCGCCAGAGGAATCTTGTCGAGCAACTGGCACAGTCGTTTTCCAACCTTGCCGATGCGATCACGACCCGCGGGTTTTCGTCGGCCGCCAAGGAGGCGAGGCAACTCACTCGCGACCTTGAATCGCTGATCAAGGTGCAACGCGACGCCCGCGAAGAGCGGCTTGTGTCTGCAAACCCCCGCGGACGCGAAATCGACAGCCAGATCAACAGCCTGAATCGTCGTCTCAGAGACGTGACTGACGCCGGGCAGGCCGCCGCGCTCCGCGACCAGATCGGCGGACTTCAGGACGAGCGTCGTCGTCTGCGGCAGGAACTGCCGAATCGGCCGGCGCCGACTCGCACAGAAGTAGCAAACTCCATCGGCTTCCGCGGGTTTCAGTCGACGGCCGCACTTTTGCAGGGCGTGTTTCTTGACACACTCGGAACTATCGCGTCGTTCGGCCTTAATCAGGTCACCGGCCGCGGAAACACGGCGGCGAGGATTGGGGCAGACTCGGCGAGGGCCGCCGGTCTCATCGAGCCAAATAACACGCTTGCGATTCGTGC